GTATTAAACTATTATTTTATAAAAGTAGTTTAACATTAAACTATTTCTGGATGTATATTCGTTTAGCATTAAACTATTGAGCGTTTAGGGTTTAAATAACTTAAGCAACTACACCACCACCTAGTAAACAGGTTGAAAAGCTTATCACCTAAAAATAATTATTAAAAGAATTGTAATGATATCAATCATTTAACTAACAGTATAAAAAAAAGTTAGGTTAAACTCTTGAAATAGCAGGATAACAGAATTAACTGTTACTCATATTAATAATTAAATGAAAAGGACTTGCTCTTATGGCTACTGATATTATCACAAATAAATATGGCGAAGCTTTCAAAAAGGTTGCTTTAAAAGATCTTAAAAAAGGTGACGAATTTAAAAGAAAACCAGACGCACTTAAAAATTTCTATAAAGCTCACTACAATAGAAAATCATATCTACAACCTACAGCTAGTTACACCTGTATTCCTGATAATGATTTCCTAGGGTCTGGAATAGAAATAAACGCTAAAGCATACGTATATGTGGATGTAAATGGTCCAATAAACTACAGTGGAGTATTATAAAATGGATAACATATTAAAAGTATTTTCTCTTGCTACACCTGATGAAATTGCAGATGGCATTAAATGGTATGCAGAAGCGCAAGCCATATCTAAAAAGTTAGCACTAAAACATGATATGCCATTGCATATAGTTGTGGGAGTTATGGCTTCTTTATCTCCCAACAATAAATGGGAAAGAAATGTACAGAATACAGACGAATTGATTGCAGCATATCTTAATGGCGATGCAATCGAGAGTATCAAAGTGTCAACCTATAACAAAATGAAAGAAAAAGCGTGGTCAATTCTGGATGCAATGCCTGATCATGAACAAACTATTTCAATCCTTAATGGTCAAAAGATTATATCATTTTACAGGAATATTATGGGTGACGATACGTGTACTGTAGATGGACACGCCTATAACATTTGGCGCTATGAGCGTCATGGATTAACTACAGACAAGACAAACATAGGCAAAAAGTTATATACTGAAATACAGCAAGCTTATGTTAATGCAGCTAATGCAACACTAGTAAATGGTCGCAAGCTTAAAGCCTTTGAGATGCAAGCTATAACATGGGTCACATGGAAACGTATACATAATATATAATTAAATCAGGAGGTTATAAGATAAATAAAAAATAGTTAGGTAAACACTTGAAATATAAACATTAGTGTTTACCTAATTAATAACAGCAACAAATAAAAAAGGGATAGATAAAATGAAAAACATCACAAGACACACTGGTAAACTTGTAATTATTAAACGTCTTAAAAATAGCACAATGGGAAACCCTAAGTTCTTATGTGCTATAATAAATGAGGCAAGAACTGGTTTTGGTTTTGAGACTGCAACAAATTCTGGACATGCTTATTCAATAGAAAACTATGAAAACAAAAATGTTGCTGTAGAAATTGGAACGTATCGCAACAAGGCAACACTGCACACTATTAAAGAAATGGGAGTATAAGACAATGGAAATCAAACAAGTAAAAAATGAGTATGGTTTAAAAGTTTGGCACGTAAGGGACGAGGGATGCATTCAAGAGTTTTGGACGCTTAAGGAAGCGTTAGACTATGTAGAATACGTCAAGAGCATAGAGGGAGAATGAAATGATAACACCTGATAGAATACCTGAGCTATTAAAATTTTGGTTATCAAATGGACAAACCTATGAGAGTTTAAGTGAAGCAATTAATGTAAGGATAACTACACTTAAGAACGAATTGAAAAGCTTTAGACAAGGCGTAAGGCCAAGTTATGTGAGTGCAGAAATGGGGGAAATAATGAGTAACATATACAACTATGAACAGGCATTAGAGCTATTGGAGGGAATGCAAAATGATAACTGATACTATGACATATCAAAAAGAAAAACTGTATAGGCTAAGTGAATATCTGGATGGTCTAACTACAAAAGCGACAAGCGTTTTTTGTAATGAGTTAGAACAAACGCAAGCCCTAACTAAACTATGTAAAATAAATAATACTATTGAAAGGATATTGAACGATGAAAAATAATCTAATCAGGATAAATCATGCTACTGGTGCAGCATTGGAAGTGTTAACAGAAATAACGCAGTTAACTAGTAAGCTTGAACACATACAGGAGTTAGCAATAGAGGTGAAAGGCTCTGGTGCAATACCAATTGAAGTAAGGGAAGCCCTAGAAGAAATTGTTTTCTCGTGTGGAAATTTAATTGCGAGAGGTAAAGAATAATTATAGGACTACTTGAATTGTAAAAATTAATGCTTACTTAATAAGTACATACAAAAGAAAAAGGAAAAATGAAATGACTGTAACACTCAACCAAATACTAGCTATGGAAAATGTCCTAGCTACTCGCAAAATACCTAGCGACATAGAAGCTATGGCAAAAGCCAAGCGATACAGCGAAAGCAAACAAAAAGTAATTACACTAGGTGATCAACCACTACACTACGTGTTACGCATACTAGCTAAGGAGGGCTTAGGTGATGCAGTTTAAAGATGTAATAATAGGGGCTGAGGATCTGGAGTGTCACACAATAGACACTGTAGCTGAGGCAATATCTGAACACATAATTGAGTTAGGTCTAGCAACACCTGAGACACTAACAGGATTTACTTGGAGGCTAGATGTTAGAATGAGGGTTGATAATGAGACTGTATAAATCAAGTAAGGGGCAATGGGTTGGCACTCAGAGAGATGCACAACGCTACTTCCCAAGAGACTGGGAGCAAGTTGAAGTGCCAGTATCTAAGGAGCAACTAGTAGAATTTCTGAACGTCCACAAGGTAGGTGCTACACAGCCTGAGCAACAGCAACAGCAACAGCCAGTGATGGTTACACCTGACCCAGAGTTGATAGACCCAGAGGCTTACACTTGGGTACGTTGGGCATACGAAACGCTAAGGCGTGGCGATAAAAAAGAAACAGAAGCAATGCTTCTCAGAGGATTAGAAAAACAAAAGGAGTTAATAAAATGAAGTATACTGCATACTTCCAAGAGGAACTGCCACTTGACCACGAGCCTAGCCTAAATCATTGGGCTTGGATAATAGCAGAGGGTGAGATGGAGGATGGTGGCACTAACTGGGATTATGAATATGAACAAGCATGGCATTCATTAGATGCAGAATTTAATTACACATATGAATATAGGGAAGTAGTATAATGAAACTAATTAAAGTAAGGGTAAATAGAACCATAGAGTATGAAGTATCTGTGGGTGTGGATGATGACCACAAGTATGAACAAGTCAGGGATTACTTACAGACTATAGACTGGGATAAAGAGATAGGAATATCACCCCAGAACTACAAACAAATATCAGACTACTATGACTGGATAGATTGGGAGGAAGAAAATGTTTGATGGATTAATAGATGATGAATGTAAATTGTGGGTGGTATTTTACACAGTTAGACAAAAGACTGGTACACCTGATCAACAGTGGGGCGATCCAGATAACCCAGTTTATTTGAAAGACTACTGGGAGATTTGTTGGACTAAAGATGAAGCAGTTAAACACCACAAAAAGATCTTTGATATAGCTGACATACATGTGTCAGGTATTGCACCAATAGATCCAGAATACAGTACAGATTGGAGATAGAAATGAAACATGTATGGTCACTAAAAAGATTAGATTGGAATGATGAAAGAAAAGAATTTATAGAACGCTACACTAGTCTACATCAGAGTAGTCGCAAGGCTAGACGTGCAGCGATAGAGTACATAACAATTCAAAAAGCAGAAAAGGATTTAGATACCTACGAATATCACAAAGGCTTTTACACTCTGACATCAGACAGTAAGAACACACACTGTATTGTCTCAAAAAGTTTTGTGGACTAGGGTTGAAATGATTTTACATAACACACATATAAGTAGTATGAAACGAAAGGAAAATAAAATGGAACTATCAATACACACAGCAAAGACAGTACGTGAACTGGCCTTTGCAGCAGCAGCAGTAGCGACAGACAGATACATTGAGAATGTACTGAAGGGTGAGGATGCTTTTAGTTGTGGCTTTGCATGGGTCACAGTCCAACCAAAACACAAGGGCAACACAAAGCTAGGGCGTGAAGAGCGTAAGGTACTACGTGCTCTAGGATTAGAGAAGGACTGGACAGAGAAAAGGTTTCAGTGGTGGAACCCTAGTAAGACATACTTCCAGAACATAGACTGCAAGGAAGAAGGGGCAAAGGCAGCAGCCAAAGTTTTAAAATCCTATGGACTGGATGCTTGGGCAAATTCAAGGTTAGACTAATGGAGTATGTCATACGTATAAAAGGAAAGGGTGGTAAGTGTTTTGCTTATCACTCTACCAAAGATAAGTCAGAGCTAGACAGATTAGTAAAAAAATATTTAGCCATGAAAGATATAACATTTGAAATTCACAGGAGGTATTTAGCCTAATGGAAACAGAGATGATAGCTATTTTTTGTACCTTGGTATTCTGGTTGTGGTTAATTTTTATAGGAATAAAAAAGTAAGTGAGACAATCTGTCATACTTGAAATGAAATAGTGTGAGTATAACTAACTTAAAGTATTACTAATAGAATAAACTAATATCTTTTATTTCTTTAGTTAATATTACTACAAGTAATACTTTAAGTACAAACCAAAGGAGTGGGTTGTGGCTGATGCTAAGTTTAAAAACATTATGAAAAGACTTGAGTGTGAGACTGAGGAAGAATTGATAACAAGATTACTTGAAGCAAACAGTGAATTGTTGGAGGCCATCTATGACCTACAGTGGTTCATGGAAGAAAAGAATTTAACGTCAAAAGACTTTCACAAGTGGCAAGAAGAAAAAGAACTGAGGATATACCATTGAATATTTATTTACCAGAACCAATAACAATTTTAGTAGGAGTCTTGGCATTTCTTTTAGGCTTCCTATATAAGAAACATAGCGACAAAGAAGATATAGCTGACGCATTCGAGGAAGGATTTGAGAAAGGAACTAAGGATGTAGTAAGGGCTTTGTCTGATATAACAGGGAGGGACATGCAAATTGAACTGGAAAGGGAAGACTTGGACAGATGATCCACATGATGAAGTAACACACTGGATAGGGAGAATGAATTGTGAGACACTTAAGATACGAGGAAGAGAAAGTTGTTGCTGTACAACAATATATTATAGACCTACAGAGGGACATCAGTGACCTTGAGTGGGATGGAGAAAACAAAAAGGCAAACAACCTAAAGAGAATACTAGATGATGTTAAACAACAGAGAGATAAGGGGGAAGTATGGTATCCAATGTTTTAATAGATGACGCAGATAGAGTAGAATATTTATGTGACACAAAAGGAAAAATAGAGTTAGCAAATAGGATTGTTCTTTTAGAAAAGAGATTAAAGAGAATAAAAGAGATAACAGAAAAGAAATAGGAGACAGAAGAATGATGTTTGTATTAGTGTGGATGCAGTTGTTCAGCACACAGACAGTGGAACACTACCAGTTAGGCAACTATGCCACACTGGAAGAGTGCCAGATTGAACTGAGCAAAGCAGCCAAGATGGTAACGCACAAGTCAGAGACAGTGGCTTGTCTAGAGGTAGAGGTACAGCAATGACACCTAGTGAAGCAGCAGAGGTAGAAGCTAAGAAAACATTCGAGGGCTTTATCAAGTGGTGTAAGGTTTCATTCTACTGGATCATGGCAATCCTAGTGATCCTGGCATGGTGTGACTTTGGAGCAGACACTGAGACTGGTAGCCAGTACAATGGTGAGGTCTACGCACCAAAGAATATAGGTAACTAGTATGCAACCAAAAGATAAACCATCACACATTCGTATCAAGCACGAGCCTACTCAGACACAAACAAAAAGAATCTGCAAACTCTATGGAAAACAATTTCGTAACATGGCAGAGGCAGCAAGGTACTGGGACATCAGTTATGCCTGGGCATCTGAACAAGTAAGGAAGGGTTGGAATCAGAATAACTTTCCACCTAAAGCGAGAAAGGGATATTCTTTAAGATGGTGGGGATAACAATTAAAGAAAGGAGGGACTACACATGGACTGTTGGCACTGTAAGTCTGAATTAATTTGGGGTGGAGACCACGACATTGATGAAGAAGAGACCTATTTATTTGGAGACTACAGCATGGTTACAAACCTTAGTTGTCCTGAGTGTAGCTCATATGTCTTAGTGTACTATCCAAGGGAAGAAGAGGATGACATCAAAATGCATTCGTGATATGACTGAAGATGAAAGACAACGTTCAATTGAAAGGGAACAGTGTAACAATGAAAGCAATAGTAAACAGCAACAACGAGATAAACCATCAACCTTGCCCATTCGAGGACTGTGGAAGCAGTGACGCATTCAGCTACAACGTAGTGTCAAAGGTTGGTCACTGTAAGTCTTGTGACAGGGGCTACCCAAACAGGGCTAAGATGTTTGCTTGGGCTGAGGAAACTTATCCAATGCCCACACCAAAGGTAGACCTACGTAACACAAAGATAATCAGTGGTAGGTTCGATGGCATCAGAGGACTAGATGAGGATGTAGCAAAGCTCTACAACATTCAGTTGCAGTATGGTGAGGGTGGTGTACCAGTCAGGTACGCATTCAAGTATTCAAATAACGTTAAGTATAGAGGCCATGACGAGAAGAAGTTCTGGACTAAGGAACGAGGAGCACTGACTGACCTATTTGGTCCTGACTTTAATGCAGGATCTAGTAAACGTATCTATGTTACTGAGGGTGAGTTCGATGCAGCCAGTCTCTATCAGGTACTAGGCAAGTCCTACCCAGTTAAGTCTTTACCAAGTGGCTCATTCAATGATGAGTTCCTAAAGAAAAACTTTGACTACCTTAACAGTTTTGAGATGGTGGTCTACGCAGGTGAGTTGTCTGATGACACAGGCAAGGCAGCAGCAGAGAAACTATACAGCACAATGCCTGACAAGTTTTACTACGTGCCTATGTCTAAGTGGAAGGATGCTAACGAGTTCCTCATGAAGGGTGATGGTGAAGATCTTAAGTGGGCAGCACTCAAGCCACAGAGATTCAGCCCTGATAACTTTTTTGTAGGTGACTTGGAAGTAGAGAAGGCTATCCTCTACGAGAACCCATACGAGTATGTACCTACTGGACATAGTGGGCTAGATGAAAAGCTACGAGGTATGGTCAAGGGTGGTATCACATTCATCAAGGCTATGAGAGGTCAGGGTAAGACTGAACTTGCCAGGTATTTCGAGTGTGCTCTCCTGGAACAGGGTGTAAAGATTGGCTTAGTCCACATGGAAGAGATGAAGTCTACAACCTTTCGAGCTATGGCAACCTATGAACTAGGTGTAAACGTCAGAACTAAAGAGGATGCACAAGCAAATGGATTTGAAGAGAGACAAGTAATTGATGCAGGTCAGAGGATGGCAAGGGATGAACACACTATCCCCTTTGAGATGCGTAGTCATGAAGATCCAATGAAGATACTTGACCATGTAAGGACAGCAGTCACAGTCTATGGGGCAGAGTTCGTATTCATAGATCACGTTCAGCGTCTAGCCTACCTGTCAAACTCTGGGGTTGATGCAGCTACCAGTACACTGACAACTCTTGGTGCTAGGATGGCACAGCTTGCCAAGGAACTAAACATTGGTGTTATCTTTATCTCTCAGGTCAACGAGGATGGACGCACAAAGTATGCAGCATCCCTGGAGGAAGAGGCTATCATCTGTATCAAACTCAAGAGAGATACAGAAGCAGAGGATGATACAGAGCGTAACACCACACAGTTTATAGTTGATAAAAATAGACCCTTCTCTAAGCTAGGTAATGCAGGGTCAGTATACTACGAGCCTGAGACAACTATCCTAGAAGAGGTTGTATTTCAGGGATGAGAATACTTGTCAGTGACATAGAAACAAATGGTTTAGACAACAGTACTAAGCTCTGGATTTGTGGTGGTAAGGATCTATCGACAGGAGAGACCAGTCGATTTGATAATTGCCTTGATGATCCAGTGGCTAAGGCTAAGGCTATCCAGTGGTATGAATCAGCAGACCTGATTGTTGGTCACAACTTCTTACAGTTTGATGCACCAATGATTAACAAGTTGTTGAAGCCAGGGTTAATCAACCCACAAAAAGTTGTTGATACTCTGCTAGTCAGTAGACTTCACGACTACAACATAGCTATCCCAAAGGGTGCTCAAAAACCTCACAGCCTACAAGCCTGGGGAATAAGATTAAACAAACACAAAGGAGAGTTTCATGAGTTTGATAAGTTCAGCAATGAGATGGTTGAATACTGGTATCAAGACATCGAGGTTACAGAATCTCTGTTCAATCACTTCCATGATATTATTTGGAGTCCTGATTGGCGTAAGTCTTTAAGGACAGAGCATGATGTTCAGATAGAACTGGTACGTACAAGGTACTATGGCTTTCAATTTGATAAGACAAAGGCTGAGTTTCTACTCAACTCTATTGAACAGAAGAAGAATACTTTAGAGGAGCAATTCCAGGTGGACTTCCCACCACAACTGACTGAGATCAATCGTGTGAAGTATCGACTCAAGAAGGATGGTACTGAGATGGCAACAGTTGCAAAGGCAAAGGAGAAGTATGCTCTGACTAGCGTAGAGGGTGATGATCTTATTTGTTCTGACTGGATTGAGTTTAAACCTGGCTCACCAAAGGATCGTATCAAAGCCCTCTGGGATGCAGGTTGGAATCCTGTTGATAGGACAGAGACTGCCAAGAAGTTCTTCATGAGAAAGATTGGAGACCCTTGGGGTAAGTCAATAGAGGCTATGGATGAGGACTTCTACAATCAAAAGAAGAAACACTTTGATACCTTTGGATTTACTGTATCAGAAGCAAACCTTGGTACACTACCTGACACAGCACCTACAGGAGCAAAGGCTCTAGCCCAGTGGCTGACACTAGAAGGACGCAGAAGCTCACTGGTGGAGTGGATAGGCCAGTGTGGTGATGATCTACGTATTCATGGTAACATAAACAACATTGGTGCTTGGACTGGCAGGTGTTCACACTCTGATCCTAACACTGCTAATATTTCTGCTCCCTTTCATGGTGATGCAAAGACACCAGTAGAAGAAGTAAAGAAGCAGTATGACCAACACCTCAGAGCCTGTTGGACTGTACCCTCTACCTCTTGGCTAGTTGGTACTGATGCTGATGGCATTCAGTTGAGAGTATTAGCTGACTATCTCTGGCGTATGTATGATGAGGATCAGTATGCTCAGGCTATCATGAAGGGTAAGAAAGAAAACGAGACAGACATTCACAACGTCAACAAGAATGCTCTGGATGTGCCACTAGGTACGAGGGATATGGCAAAGACTTTTATCTATGCTTGGCTACTAGGTGCAGGGATAGCTAAGACTGGTCAGATCCTTAAAGTAAGTATGAAGGAAGCACAGGATGCACGTATTCGTTTCGAGCAAAGCATTGGAGGTCTGTATGATCTGAAGAACAAATACATAAAACAAGTTGGAGAGAATGGTTGGTTCAAGGGCTATGATGGAAGACAGGTAAAAGTACCTAGTACTCACAAAGCCTTGGCAGGTATCCTACAGAATGGTGAGGCTTGTCTGATGAAGTATACCCTCCTGCGTTGGCACGACAGAGCACGTAAGGAAGGGATCAACTTCAAGATGGTAGGGTTTATTCATGATGAGTACCAGGTAGAAGTAATAGGCACAAAGGAAGAGGCTGAAAGACTTGGAAAGATACAGGCACAGGCCATGCTAGACGTAGGTCAGGACTTAGGTTTTAAGATTCCTACACCTGGCTCATACGACATAGGAAAAAATTGGGCTGAGACCCATTGACATATTGGGTTATAGACCTTAGATATAATAACAGTAAGTAAAAGGAGGGCAACATGCCATCAACACAGATAGATGTTAAAGGAAAAATTACTTGGGCTAAAGTATTTGAGTCCAATCGTGATCGTGCAGAGTTTCACCAGGCAACAGATGGTGCTTACAAAGTCACAGTCACTACAGACAAGGACACTGCAAAGACCTTAGAAAAAGAAGGCTGCAGAAAAAAGATAAAGAAAGTCGATGGTGGCTTTGAGGTAACATTTGATAGACCTCACGTTGGCAATCATGACTGGCAGGGTGGTGCTCCTATCGTTGCTGATATAACTGGTAAGGCTTGGGATCTACAGGATAAGGGTCTCATTGGTAATGGCAGTGAAGGCATCATTAAAGTTGAAATATATCCTACCCCAATGGGTAAGGGTACAAGGCTTCTTGGACTCCAAGTCCTTGATCATGTGGTCTACGAATCAGAGGGTGGTTCCTCCCAACCACGTTCAATGTTTACAGATCACTCCAATAGTTCTAGTGGTTCTAAGTCTTCGACTTCCTCCCAAGAACCACAGGACTCAATACCCTTCTAGGTTTTTCCTGTTCCTTTCCCCTAGAAGAAAACGCCCTCACCTTTTTGTTCATTTTAGGTGGGGGCTATTTTATAAGAAGAGAGAGACATGAGTTACACCTACATAAAAAACGTTATAACAGATATGACTAATGAAGACTATCACTCAACCAGTGGTATATCTTCAAGTGCTGTAAAGGCAGTCTACAAAAAATCTTTGGCACACTGGAAGGGTGAGAAACGTAACCCTAACAATCCTGCTTTTGCTATGGGTAGTGCTGTCCATGCTAACTTACTGGAGAAAGAACGTAACCTGGTAGTCAAAGGACCAAAGACTAAGTCTAGTCTTGCCTTTAAAGAGATGAAGAATAACCTTGCTGAGGATCAGATACTACTTACTGAGGTAGAGTTTAACGTAGCCAACTGTATAACCAGGGGTGCTCTAAGTAATCCTTCTTGTGCCTCCTATCTCAATCATCCACACAGACTAAACGAGGTGAGTATTTTTGTAGAAGATCCTATCTCAGGATTAATTTTGAAGACTCGTCCAGACTTATTGATTGAGGATGAACACACAGTCTTTGATGTAAAGACAACACAGGATGCTAGTCCAAGAGGATTTTTAAAAGAGTGTCTCAAGTATGGATACTTGTTGCAGGGTGCTCACTATGTTTACGCATGTAAGTTAGCAGGTTATGACGTAGATAAATTTTCTTTTATAGCCTGTGAAAAGTCTGCCCCCTATCTCTCACATATTCATTTGATGAGTTCTGAAATTATGCACTGGGCTATGAAACAACTGCACAAAACTTTAGCTGTTATAGCAAAGGCAGAAAAAGATTCTGACTACAGCACAGGTTGGGGTGACTATACTGTTATTGAAAAACCTGACTGGTTATGAATAGAAGAGCCAGGGCTTTAAAGGCAGGGTATCGTTCTGGCTTTGAGGATGATGTAGCAAAAGAGTTACGATCTAAAGGAATTAAGTTTACGTATGAAGAAGAAAAGATTAAGTGGGTTGATCTTAAAATAAGAACCTACACACCTGATTTTGTTTTACCCAATGGTATAATTATAGAAACCAAGGGACGATTTGTAGCAAACGATAGGCGTAAGCACAAAGAGATTTCAAAACAATTTCCTGAATTAGATATTCGTTTTGTTTTTCAAAACAGTAGAGCAAAACTATACAAGGGTGCTAGGTCTTCTTATGGAGACTGGTGTAAAAAGTATGGTTTTCAATACGCAGAAAAAACAATTCCTGATGATTGGTTAAAAGAATAGATTGACCTATTGAGGTTCTTCTATATAACTTGGAGGTTCCTGTGTTGTTTGAGGTTACGATGTTATTAGAGTTAGATCCTGACGCAAATTTTATTGCTTCAGATAGTACAAAGACAAGTCTTGAAGAAATAATTCGAGACACCATATATGATTTAGACGATGTTAAAATTATAGAAATAGATGCAAAGGAGAAATGATGTTAACACACCAAGACTTAGAAGACATGGGATACTTTGAAGCTTTCGAGGAGAACAAACCAATTAATCTAGAGGACTACGCTGAGTGGGTAGAGAATAAAATGATTACCTCTGGTGATAAAAGATTCTTAGAGAACACTATGGGTTTGATAGGAGAGACAGGAGAGTTCTTTGAAAAGCTAAAGAAACATAAGAGAGATGACACACCCTTAGATAAACAGGGTGTTACACTGGAAGCAGGGGATATGTTCTTTTACTTCATAGCTATACTAAATCTTTTAGATATAAAGCTTGATGATGTAGTAAAAGAAAACATGAAGAAGCTAGACAGTAGAGAGAAACGTGGAAAATTAAAAGGATCAGGAGACTACAGATGAATATACCAAATATAGAACAGGACTATGGACCAACTCAACCACTCTCAGAAGAGATACATGCTACGAAATATCGTGGTAAGGGAGAATCATTTAAAGAAGCAATGACTAGGGTTGCTGAAGCACTAAAAGATAATGAGCCACACTTCAATAACTTTAGAAACATTTTGTACAACCAACGCTTCCTTCCTGCAGGTAGGGTGCAGTCTGCAATGGGAGCACCAAGACGTGTTACTCCTTACAACTGCTTTGTCTCTGCTACGATAGAGGATAGCATGGATGGTATCATGGAAGCTGCAAGACGTGCAGCAGAAACAATGAGACTAGGTGGTGGCATTGGCTACGACTTTTCTACTCTACGTCCTCGTAATGCACTGATACGTTCTTTAGATAGTAGATCAAGTGGTCCTCTGTCTTTCATGGGAATCTTTGATGCTATCTGTGATACTATTTCTTCAGCAGGTCACAGGCGTGGAGCACAGATGGGTGTCCTAAGAGTAGATCATCCAGACATCGAACAATTTATTACAGCAAAGAACAACAAGGATAAGCTTACAAAGTTTAATATCTCTGTGGGTGTGACTGACGAGTTCATGCAAGCAGTCAAGGAAGACAAAGACTTTGATCTTAAGTTTGAGGATAGAGTTTACAAGACTGTAAGTGCGACTGCACTCTGGGATCAAATCTTACGCAGCACATGGGACTGGGCAGAACCAGGTATCCTCTTTATTGATCGTATTAATAAGAAGAATAATCTACAATACTGTGAAACTATTGCAGCTACAAACCCTTGTGGTGAGCAGCCACTTCCCCCTAATGGTGCATGTCTCTTAGGTTCTTTTAACCTAACCAAGTACATTGTAGAACATGAGGACAAGTTTGTTTTCAACATGAACCAACTACGTAACGACATACCACATGTTGTACGAGCAATGGACAACGTTGTAGATAGAGCAACCTATCCCCTAAAGGAACAAGAAGAGGAAGCTAAGAGTAAACGTAGGATGGGGCTTGGTGTTACTGGTGTGGCAAATGCTATTGAAGCACTAGGCTTTGAGTATGGTAGTGAACGTTTCATACAAACTCTTGAAGAGATAATGGGAGTGATTAGGGATGTTGCATACACTACGTCTGTTGAGTTGGCTATGGAGAAGGGTCCATTTCCTTTATTTGATAAAGCTTATCTTGAGTCTGGTTTTACTAGGTCTTTACCTCCTCACATATTTGATCTCATTGGGGAGCATGGTATTCGTAATAGTCATCTTCTTTCTGTTGCACCAACAGGAACTATCAGTCTCTCAGCAGACAACATCTCTTCAGGTATTGAGCCAGTCTTTGCCTATCACACAGAAAGAATTATCCAAACCTTCGATGGACCCAAGGTTGAACGAGTAGAGGATTATGGATTCAGAGTGTTTGGAGTTAAGGGTAAGACAGCAGATGAACTATCTGTGTTCGATCACGTAAAAGTATTGAATGCTGCATCTCGCTTTGTTGACTCAGCCTGTTCTAAAACCTGTAACACAGGTGAAGAAGTTACATGGGAAGAGTTTAAGCAGGTATACATGGATGCTTATGATGGTGGTGCTTCTGGATGTACAACATTCAGAGCAGCAGGAAAACGATTTGGTATTCTTAACGTAGCTACCCCAGAGGAAGTTACCCAAGAAGATGATATTGAGGAGACCCAGGACTTTGTAGACGAGGGTGGTGCTTGTTACTTTGACCCTGCTACAGGACTTCGTAAGTGTGAATGAGTATACCTCATGTAAGAAGAAGGATTGCTCCTAGATTTGGGAGCACTCCCTCACCCTGCATCAAAGTTTGTGAGATAGATGATGAAGGATTTTGCACAGGGTGTAAAAGAACTATTGACGAAATAAGAAATTGGATGATAATGTCTGACTACGAGCAGACAATGTTGCTTGCAGAACTCAAGTGGAGAAAACATCATGGCTAAGGTACAGATTGTAGGAGTAGCAGCCAAGTCTCATCAGCCTACAAAAAAGAAAACTTCTCAGTCAAAGAGGATCTCTTCAATTAAATTTGGTTCTATGAATAAACATAAACGCAGGTCAACAAAACCATACAGAGGACAAGGCAAGTGAAATCTGAAATTAAAAAAAGAAATATGGCTCAAGGCAATGAAGCAGAGCAAGAGTTTATTAGACTAAGAGGTGATAATTTTATTCGTAAGGCTAACTTTGAAGAAGATGTTAACGAACACTGGGATGTTCTTGATAAAGAATTTGGAAAGGTAGATGTTAAGTCTGGTAAACGTAGGTCTCACAAAGGACCAGTGGACTTCACAATCTGGTGGGAATTAAAAACAGTTAAGCGTCCACCTGATAATAAATCTCAACAGGGTTGGGGCGTACCTAATGGCATAGAACGAATGATAGCTGTTAGGTCTGAGGATTCTTATTACCTGATAGATCCTGAAGATATTATTGATGACCTAAGAACCAGGTGTTCCTACAAGAACAAGGGTAACTTCTGTTTGTACTCTCGCCCAGGGAAAGAAGATCTTATTACTATCCTTCCCTTGGACTACGTTAAAGAATATGCGAAACATGTGGTGGAAGTATGACTGATAAACGAAAGCAGGTTGGTGGCACACACTACCAGAACTTAGCTATAGAGCCTATTGATTATATCTTAGCCAATGAACTAGACTTCTGTGAAGGTAACGTTGTTAAGTATGTCTCTCGTTGGCGTACTAAGGGTGGCATCCAGGATCTAGAGAAAGCCATACAGAACATAGAGTTTTTAATAGAGAGGGCTGAAGAAGAGAATGAGTAAGCCCACAAAAAAGAAAACCCTTGAGCAAGAAGCCCAAGAGTTTATCAAAGAAGAGATTCCTAGTGATGATGTATCAACTAGGGATTACTTTGCAGGTGCAGCACTGTCAGGTTTACTAGCAGCATCTGGGAAGTACTTACGATCAGACGAGATCATTAATCAAGCATTCTGTTATTCCTGTCTGATGCTTGACTATAAAAAGAATAAAGATAAATCGTCTTAAACTAAACCCCCAGGAATTAACTGGGGGTTTTTTTAATCATCTATTGGCACAGGAATAGGAGAATTTATTTTTACAGGAGGAACTTCTGTCTTCTTGTCTTTATAATTTTCTCTTACAAACTTTATCAATCTCATTCTATTATCCATTTCTTCTTCGATGTCTGAAGAGTCTTGTAAAAATTCAAGAGCAGTGTTGTATTTCTCTGGTTCGTTTTGAGTCATCAACATAACTGCATCATCAAATGTTGAGATACCAGATGCTTCTAACTCAGCTTGTTCTAACAAGTATACGTTCCTAACAAAACCTGCTGCTCTTGTCCTCCCTGGACCCTTCTCGTACATCACATTAAAAGCTTCTGTCATTTGTTCTTCTGTCTCTTGAACAATAGGGTTTACAAAAAAATCTACCAGGGCTTCTTTCTTTGCTTGGTTGTCAGTTAGCTCATCGTAAGTTTGTCCTGCAAACTCTGGATTTTTTAAAGGCAACTTAGTTGTAGATCTCCACTCATCAAACCTCTCAGCCAACGATGGATACTCTTTGCCATAGCCTACTGCTAAGAACTTGTTCACTGCATAGTCTACTGCAGGGTTCTCAATTTTACTTTTTCCATAAAGAGTATACTCAGGTATTCCTAGCTTATTTAATTCTTTTTGGATTCCTGTTGAAGGAGGTTCTTCTGTAAAACCAAACTGTTTAGTTATAGGATTCCACCCCCCAACTGGAGTTGGATTAAATATATTATATTTTTTTAAATCTATTCCATTTTCATTTCTGTTTGATTGGGTAATGCTAAAAGCAGGAGTATCTATTATAAATCTAGTCATTTGATTTAGAGTTACCTGGCTCTTAAACATATCTCCAAAAAAGTTCCTTTCACCTATGAGTGATACATTCCCATCTTCACTTGTGTCTCCACCTCTAGCATCTCTACTATATGGAGATCCTCTTGATGGACCATAGAGTTGTCCTTGAACATCTCTAGCAATCGTAGCAGGATAAGTAAACGTAGATATTATATCTCCTGCTTTTTTCTGAGCGTCCTCATCCCACTTACCTTTTGCAATAGATGTTACCATAGCTCCAACTAGACCAGGATCAAAACCAAGATCAGTCATACCACCCAACACATCTGATAAATCTTTTTTAGCTTTCTCTCCAAAAGGTAAAGGGTTATCTAAAGTTGGCATAGACTCTGGAATAGTATAACCCATACCCTCCAGTGAACTCCCAAGAACACCTGACCTGTAGATCCAGTCACCAATCAAAAGGTTAGCAGCCCAAGGTCCTGCGACACGACCAACATCTGTCTCTGCACCAGTTCCAGTTATATCAAACTTACTATAATCTATCTCGCCTTGTTTTTCTGCAGCAGCCCAGACGCCACCCATTGTAAGCATAGCGCCAGTCATTTGACGTGCTGTTCTATCTGTCCCTGTTTTAAACACGTCACCAACAAGAGTAAGATTTTCTTTACCTGTTTTGTAAGTTAGTTTTTCGAGTTGATCTAAGCCACCTGTTACAATCCCAATGGGCGTATAGTCGTTTATGTATTCCAAATGATTTGCAATGTATCTTGGAAATGGCATGTCTAAACCTGAAGAAACTACAAAAGGTAATTGTTTGTGTAGCCTCTGTATTTCTTGAGCACCCTTACCAAATAAAGAGTTATCACCTTCAAACCCTCTTTGAAAAGTAAATCTCTTGGCGTAGTCTGTAGCTTCAGATAAAATACCAGAAGATCTTAAAGCGTCTAGATCTGTGTGTAATTCTAAGTACTCTTTAAAATTAGAGCCAAGGGCAGGGTTGTTTAATTCTCTTAGTTTCCTGTCAACAGCACCATAGAATGCACCTTGTTTAAACACTGAATCAGTAGCCATGTTTAATGTGTTAACAAACCTAGCCCCTCTGTTCAGAAAACTTGATGATTGACTTACATCTCCAATTCTTTGTGATTCATAAAATAAACTAGCAAATTGTTCAGGAGAATCCTCAAGCAACATAGCTCCCAAAACTTCTGCTTCTACTCTGTTAGTAGTAAAGCCTTTCATTACAGATAGAGTTTTTCCAGTCCATCTTCTAGTTACTTTACCATCAGCGCCACGAACCCCAACAGTACTATTTAAAACGTCTGTCCAAAAAGCATCTGACATATCTATAATAGTATTTCCAGTACCTGTTGCAACGTTAGCTATAGTTGTACCAAGCTGAGAAGTCATAAAAGCAATTCTGGTAGAGTCTAGATCTTGTAAACCCCCATACCCTTTTCTTAACAAGCCACCACCTTCAGCTTCTCTAACTATCTTTAAAGTTTGATCACCTGTAAATACAGATGCTCCTCTGCTATTTAGTATATCAATATTTTCTTGCACTGCCCTTCGTATCTTAGAGCCTTCAGCTAGAGTAGAACCTGCTTTAGAAAGCTCTGCCATCCACACGTATGACAACTCTTCAGCAGAAAGATTGTATGTTTTTCTTATCTGAGTAATTGTATCAGAAGTGATATCTCCTTTAGCAAGACCATCTGCTACAGCCTCTGTTATTCTTTGGCCTGGCTTTAAATTTAATTTTTCTTTTAGTTCTATACTGGCAGCAGCAATACCTCTGATTGTATTCATATCTAGACCAGGAGCTATCATACCATTGTAGTTAGGATCTAGAAAATTATTAAATATTTCTTGACCCATTTGAACTTTATCTTCTGAAAGTTTTGAAAGAGGAACTCCTGCTTCTCTTGCTCTCAGTATAGCTGCCATATCTACAACGTTACTTGTAACATCACTCAAGTCACCAGGAGATATGTTACTACTACTTAACTTTGATAGAGCAAGTTTAGCTGCTTGTTTAGCTTGTACTCTTGCTTTCTCTGCTTGATCAACCAAAACATCCATAGCTTTGTTTTTTGTACTCTGATTCCAAGCTCCACCAAATCCACCAAGAGGTACAGCTATTGCTGTGTCCACTGCAGTATCAACTAAAAGATCCATCCCTGTATATTCTTTACCATAAGCCTTTTCTCTAGTCTCACCTCTTGAGTATGCACCCACTAAAGAGAATGGAGTTTCAGTGGCAACAGCACCTGCACTTCCTTTTAGAAATCCTTTGGTAATAGATGTTTTCTTTAAATTTTCTTTAAGGGTTTTCTTTGTTATACCCCTTTCCAACATTTCTTGAGCATACTTTCTAATGCTCATCTGAGTTGCTTTGGATGCTGCCTTTGCTGCAATTTTAGTTCCTACTCCAAAACCAAAAGTAGCAAGAGTTACACCAGTTGAAGGAGAGAAGATACCTGCAGTTGCATAATCCCAAGCACCTGCTAGTTTTCCTGTGCCTCCACCACCTGTTACATCCATTGCTTGCATTAGTTTAGCAAAAGATTCTTGACCCTCTACAGAAACCTCTTTGTCATTCTTTTGAATGTAAAGTAAATCAAATGCTGCAGTGACCTCATTCATACTCTGCCATCTCATGTGCTGTACGAAATCTCTAGCAAGAGACTTAGTGTCTTTTACTTCTTCATCTGAATAATTATAACGACCACCTTGAAAGAAATTTTTTAAGTCTTGATCGAACTCAGAATTTCCAACTAGATCCATAAAATCTTTTTCTTCAGCCTCCTGTAGGTAGCTCATCATCTGTATCTATCCCAAGTAAACTGTGGGTTTGTAAATGATTCATCTAAGTTATCATTTATTATATCTACATCTAAACCATTGGCAGGTCTAATTTTATTAACAACCTCAAACACTGCATTGACTGGTGACAAAGTATTGAAAGGACTTTCTGCTAACTCTGTAGCCTTCTGTTCTAAATCAGTCATAAGATTTTCTACTTTATCTGATCCTTCTTTATTAGGATTGATAACAAATCTTTCCATCTCCTGATTATAACTAAAGTAATCATTAAACATAATGTGAAGTGTATCACCTACTTGTTTTTTAATATTATTTTGATCAGAAAGACTTATCTTGTACCCTTTTGTTGCAGTAATATCAAAAGGTTTATCTATTTTTGGTGATGCAACACCACCTGTATAAGACATTAAATTAGCTAAAGCATTATCAAAATCTTCTCTGTCTGTAGCATTGTAAGCATTCAACATAGCTTGTGTTTGTCCCTCAGAATTAGTTAAGTCTCCAGACAATCCAATACCAACAGCCTTTGATAATTCAACATCATCATCTATTCTTTTCTCAAGACCTACGTTTAATGTTGTGATATAATCAGGGTCTATCCTATCTTTACCATCCACTATCTTAGCTAGTTGGAAATTAAGTTGACCAGTCATTTCTAATGCAGTTGCCACTCGTTTTGTAAAACCCATTTCAATAGCAGTATCAATCCTGGCAGTTCTTTCTTTTGCAGAATCTGTTCTAGCATTAATACGTTCCATGATGTCAGGAAGAACCATGTCTTTAAGTTTTGAAAGTTGAGTTTGCATAAACTCATCAGCCCTTATTCGTAAATCTTCTTGACGATTAAGTTCTTCAACAACACCTTTAACAAAACTCATTACTATGCCCTCGCCATAAGACCTTTAGGTTCAGCCTTTGGCTCACCAAGATCCATTTCTATTTGCGCAGTTTCCTCTGCTCTTGGAGCATTCTTCACTACACTTTTTTTCTTATTAGACTTACGTACCATATTTTTTAAAACAGATAATTGTTTTTTATCTTCATCATTATTTTCAAAGCCACTCTTGTAAGGAACTTGCAGTTCATCTAAAGCCACTTCTATAAACTCGTGAACTGTAGGAGATATAATTAAACTAGTATCAATTGTGTGAATACCCTCAGATACTGCACCCCTCATGATACCCTCTACTAGATCTTTAACAGGAACTTCTTTTTGTACAACTAAAACTACATTGTCTAGTATCTCTGGATCAGTCAGCCTGGTTACGTGGTAGCGTAAAGCTTCTTCAGGATCTGTAATTTCTGGTGGTCTTTCATAAGGTCTATTCTTTGGCTCAACAGTAAGAGACTGCCCAGGTATAGGTCTGTCAAATGTTTTAGGTTGTGCTTTAGGTCTAGGTCTAGGTTTAGCTGCAGGTGCAGGTGCTGCAGGTCTTCTCGCAGCAGGTGCAGTGGGTTTCATATTAGCCATCTGTCCTGGCATCTTTTGATTATATATGGGTCTAGCCATAGGATTCATTTTTTGTTGTGCTTTAGGATCTATCATTACTATCTACTCACTCTCTCAAAATAATCCATAACAGACTGACCTGTTATATCTCCATCTCCTTCTGTTCTCCAGTTAGGATTTTGCTTCCAAGCTTTAGATCCTTTCTTATAGATAACAGTATCAGGATTATTTTTAACATCGTCTAGTTTGTTTGGAGCAGCTTGAAGTATAGCCAATGGTACACTTCCATCGTAGCCCCAGTAGTCTAAGTATTCTTCATAAAGTTCTAATTGTTTCACGTCACTCATATCACTTGCTTGTTTAGCAGTTATACCTTTATCCTCAAACACCCCACCTTTTTGAAATTGTGTAGGAATAAACTGTACGAGTGTTACAGCTTTACTCTCAGGGTTTATTGCTTTGGTATCCATACTACTTTCACCCTGTATAATTCTATAAAATTCATTTGAAGGTATGCCATACTTCTCAGACATTTTTTCTATTTGATTAATAGCAAGACTACTTAAAGAACCTTGAGCCTTTTCAGGATATGACAACTCAGTTCCATCTTCCTCTACGATAGATCCTTGAGAAACAGATCTAGGTTTTGTCTTCATCATGTTTGCAAACAATGATTCACTACTATTTCTTAGTGCAGACCTATAGTCTGTCATAGTATCTAGAGGATCTTTAGGTCTTGCTTTTGGTTTTAGTTTATTGGGTATACCCCCCAAAGCTTTTTGAGCTTGAGATTTACCAGAAGAAACAGAATACTTTGTCCTTAACTTTGCAACCCTTTCAGACGCTTTAAGAACACTGTCCTCACTCTTAGGAGCAAGTTTATAACTCATTGTAAAACTCCCAAGAAAAAATACTATAAAGATAAATCTTTGCATTAATCATTTTATATACCTTATGTATTAAATAAGCTAGTGGCAGGGGAACTAAAAAATATCTTTGTGAGAAGACTTCCTACAGCAGCTTGTTCTTCTGCATCTATCTGCTCTCTTATAGCTTCAAGTTGTTTATCTCCTAGTAAAATACTTAATGCACGATCAGCAGCATTTTCACTTTGAGTAAAACTGTAATCCATTATATCTCTTTCTCTTTGCCATATCTCATCAAGAGACTTTAATGTTAAAGCATTTACAGTTTGAGCATAATCCATATTAGCTTCATTAGAGGAAGAGGTATTTATTGTAGCAAGATTTTGTCTCCAGGCTGCGTTAGCCTGTGCTACAGCTAGATAGTTTTGAGCATTAAATATTTCTCTTTGATTTTGAATAGAAGAATTAAATTCTAACAAAGCATTTGTTTCATCAGCGTTGAACTGTTGCATTGCATTAAGTTGTGCAGCATTAAACTGATTGATTGAAGCCTTAAGATTTGCAAAGAATTGGTTTGTTTGATTTTCTGATGTAGCATTAAATTGTTTTGAAGCATTCTCTGCAGCTTGATCAGACATAATAGAATTAATAAGAGATTGATTTTTAAACAATGCTACTTGTTGGTCATTAGATAAGTCAGCCATATCTACTTGTAAAAAATTTTGAGCGTTCTGCACTTGTGCTTGCTGTCTATTGTTTAGATTAGATATGTCTATTTGTGATAAGGCTGCAGCTTCTGCCATTATAATAGCTTGATCATTATTTAAGTTTTGCAATTCCATAGTGTTAGCAGCACGAGAATTTTCTAAAGCTACCTGTTGTTGTGCATTAAAATCTAGGTTAGCAATTTCAGATATGGTAGCAGCATTTTGTACTTTAGCTTGGAATGCCTGGTCAAACTCTATTCCTAAAAATTTAGCACGTTGCTCTGCTTTCATCATAGCTACTTGTTGTTTATTAGCTGTATCAATCTGAGCAATAGGTAATGCAGCTTCCATAGCAGCTTGTATAATAGCTTGACCTGCCATACTAGAAGCACCAAGACCTCTCTCTGCCATTACTGCAGTAGCTCTACGCATAGAACCTGCAGCCCATGCAGGTGTGTTACCACCCTCAAATTGAGACATAAGGTTAGCTAGTTCTCCTTGTATTGAAGCAGCTTGTATTTCACCAGAACCAAAAGCTTGCCCCACTCTATTCTGATCTACAGCAGAACCATCTATTATTTCCCCTATTCTTTGAGTTCTTAGAGGACGATTAACTACATCTATTGAATCAGCTTCTGCTCCTTCCATTCCTTTGATAGAAGAACCCACTTGTTGTTGAGCAGTTATTTGTCTAGTAGGTGTACCTAGATTTGCAGCAGGACTTAAAGTTGGAAGAGCATTCTTAACGTCAGAGTAAGACGCATCTGCAGTATAAGATCCTTTAGTTGTTGCGCCTGGTGTATCAGCAATAACACCAGTACCCATCTGAGCTATCTCATCTTTTCTAACTATAGGTGCTACTCCCATAGCTTGACCTGCAGTAGATTCAATTACAGAGCCATAAGTATTTGGATCTATATAAGATGTAGGGGCAGCAGCTACAGCACCTCCTGGTGCTCCATAAGCTTGTGCTGTTAAGTTTCTTTGATACTGAGCTAAATCATCTTTAGTGACTTGCTGCTGAGAAGTATCATAGTTTTCATTTATGGTTGATTTTACTGGATTCTTAGCAGCTTCATCAGCAGCTTTCTGAGCATTAATAGAAGTTAAAGTATTTGGATCAGCAACATAAGAATTAAAAGCGTCAATGTACATCTGGGCATCATAACCAGGAAGGTCAGGGTTTACCCCCTGCTGCTGTAGATATTGATCATATAAAGGAAGACCAAGATTTGTTAAAGCCATACTGTTAGCAGCTTGTGCATTTTCTTGTGTAGCATATCCTTGAGAAAAAGTTCCATTAGGATACTTTATTTTATATTGATCACCTTCCTGTACAATATTGCCACCAGGTTTATAGTTAAGTGGTGGGTTAACCCCTCCCCCTGTATTGTAGCTTTGTACTACACCACCTTGGTTCTGTGCTTGTGCTGCTACAGGAAAGTATCCTGGGGGAATTGGTTGCATAGCTTGACCATTCATAAATTGTATATACATGGTCATACCAAAATTATTTTTGTATAACTTGTTTTCAAAAGCAGGGGCCATACCTGCTGTAGTTTGTTCCTGTAAAGTTTGAGGTTGAAAGAACTGACTATTCTGATCATCTCTATTTATATAACTAGACTCTTGATTTGCTAGACCTTGTTCAAAAGTAGGTATCTGTGTTTGAGTTGTTCCACTTGATTCAGGAACAGTTGTACCTGTGTTTGAAGAATTAAAAGGATTAGTTATATATCCTACATTAGCTGCACTACTTCCTGCTTGATTGCTCTGATCCCCAGATTCAACGTTTGTATTATCGTTAACAGTAACTTGACCTGTATCTTGACCTGTATCTTGTGAAGTACTAGTCTCAGTCTGAGGAATTATTTTAGAACCAAAAGGCGACCATTGTAATGAGTTATATAAATCACCTGTAATATTTACACCATACTGACCTCCTGCAACTTTTTCTTGCTGTAAATATTTTTTATCATATATGCCATCAAAATCACCAACAGGTTTAAGTGCTATTGTTTCTTCATCTGTTTCTTTTAACAAGTTTTGTATTAGTACTTGGTTAGCAATGTTGTCATTTGTCATGAACCTATATTCTTCACCAGTTCGAGGATCAATCTTGCCACCTAAGTTTTTAATATTTTCTGTAGTGCTTTCCATATATCCATTATAAACAGCATTTTTATAAGCATCAAAGAATGCTGCAGCACCTGCATCTTTTGGGCCACCTAATGTAGATCCACCATAGAAATTAGAACTACCTACATTATATCCATACTGAGTTAAAAGTTTTTGAACGCTTTCTGTTCCATCTCCCACATCAACGAGAGGAGTATCAGCACTTAAACCTGCTGCTACCTTTAATTCATTTATTACGTTCTGATCAATACCAGTAGTTTGAGATAAGAACATGCCATCTGCCAGATTAACTACAGCACTAACTTGCTCTTCAGACATACCTTCTGGTATTTCTGAGGTTGTATTAAAACTAGAGCCTAAACCAAATGAATCTTGTGCTTGTGATAAAGCTTGTTCATAGCTTCTATAGCCACCCCTTAAAATAACACCATCACTAGTTACAATACCAAAATTATTATCGTCACCCAGTTGAACAACAGAAGGTTTATACATTTTTTCTGTAGCAGCTAATGTTTCCTTAAGCATATCACTGCTACTTATATTAGAAAAATCACGAGTATCTTGATTAGAACCTACAACACCATACAAAAGTTCACTCGCTTGTTGTATGATACTTTGTGCATTTGAACCTGGATTAGAATATAATTCTTCAGGAGTAGATCCTGATATAGCTTTCATCATTTCACGCATGTTAGGTTTACGTGGATTAGCAGGATCATAAGCATAGTTAGGATCTACCCAATCTGGTATTCCTGCTGATACTGTTTCTGTGTTATCGACTTCTTCTGCCATTTTTATACCTTACCTTAGTGATAGCGTTTGCCAGAGATTGACTGTGTCTGCTCTAGTAAAACTCTGATAACTTTCTTTTAATTCTTCTGGCATGTCTATCCACTCAATAGTTGCACCTGTTTCTTTACATATATCTAGAGCAACCTCGTAAAAACTTCTTTCAAAACCTGTACCCACGTTCCAGACACCTGACTTTTCTATAGAGAAAAACTTTTGATGATACTCTATAATCTTGTCTACGTGAATAAAATCCCTGTAAAAATATTCTGAGTTCTTGAATAGTTTTATCTTTCCAGTTTCTTTTGCTTGCTTTCTAAACTTAGTATGTGGACTTGCCTGTTCTTCCTTGTGCTCCTCATGAGGACCATACACATTAAAGTATCTGAATACTTGAGTGATGATGGGAGCTTTTCTATACTTAATATAGTTTTCAAATATAGCCTTGCTTCTAGCGTAGTGATTGAGAGGATCTAGAACTGCAGTCTCTTTAAAGCCACAAGGATCTAACCCATATACTGATGCACTACTAGCAAACTGAAAGTTGATACCCCTATCTATACAGTCTTCAAATAAATAAATAGAGGACTCAATATTCTGTACTGTTATTTTACGTATGTCTTTCTCTGTAGTAGAGCTTACTGCTCCTAAGTGTATTACCCAGTCAAGACCATCCAGTATTGGGTACTGATTACCATACTCGTAAGTAGAAATCTGATGTTTATCTTTTAGGGCATTGACCATGTTCTGACCAATGAACCCTTTGTTACCAGTGACTAGTATTTTCATGCTTGACTGTCACCCTTACCTACTCTGTAATTATCTTCTACAGAGTCAGGGGTAGATACTTCTAGGATTGTACCCTCTTCTAAGCAAATGATCTGATGAGGTACAAGAGTCGCATTCGTCCAGGCATCGCCCTCACCCAGGGACTCAATGTTAACAGTGGCGTCTTCTGTGTCAATCCAATGCACTTCAAACTTGCCTGATAAAACGTACCAACTCTCTTCCTTATCCTTGTGGAAGTGCATAGAGAATTTAGCACCAGAATTAAAAGATAAAAACTTACTACAATACTTGTCATTTGTTACCCATATTAGTTCTGAACCCCAACCTTTTTTAACAAAACCTTCAAGTCTCATGAACTACCTCTTCTATTTTGGGGGCATATACGCCCCTGTGTTGCACAGTTATGGCTGCTGCTTGCATTGCAAACTTTATAGCCTGGTCTATACTATAAGTATCTAAATACTTGAATACAAGACCTGCGAGAAAAGTATCTCCTGCACCACACACATCATGAGTTTCTACACTTGGAGGTAGGTAAGTCCTATTTTTATATTCGACTTTCTTTGAGCCATAGGTAACTATTAATTCGTTAGTAAGGCTTTCAGCCTCTTCGTATTCGTACTGATTTATCTTTACAAAACACCCATCAAACTGAGCTAAATCTTTTTTCTTTGTATCTACAAAAATAGGACCATCAAACTTTGCCCTAAGTTTTTTTATGTCACCCTCTTCTACAAAACCTTTGTTATAGTCTGATATAACAATTGCAGAGTAACCATCTAGACTTTGGTCTGCTGTGTCCACCTGCTCAGTCTTAATCTGTTCGTCTACTCTAAGCAGTTGTTGACCAGTCTTTTCTTCTACGTACCTGTGCTTACGCTCTTTGTAGTCTGTTATGACATCTACTCTTGCACCTAAGTTAACAAGGTTATTGTAGACGTTATAGGCCATACCTCTTTTTACAACAGTAGATGTAAGATCAAAGACAGGTACAGGAGCTTCAGGACTTATTCGAGTTACAGTTCCTGTGTGATATTCATCATAGCAACTGTCGCCTAGTAATAAAATTTTCGATTGTTTTTGTTGTTGATTGACCATTGGTTCTCTCGTAGAATACTACCTTGTTACAGTACTCCTCCCCTATAACCTTTTTTCCTCTCCAATCAGAACCCTTAACCATTATGTCTGGTCTGTACCTTTCAAGAATTGCAAGAAGATCATTGTCTGTGTCAAATGTTACTACGCTTGTAACAGGTTTCAACGAACCAATTAAATGTTTTCTATTCTTAAGTTTATTGAAAGGTCTTCCTTCCCCCTTGTTATACTCAATACGCCTATCTGTGTCAATAGCTACGAGCAGGTGAGTGCCTAAACCCTTAGCAAAATCAAGCAGATCAAGGTGTCCTGAATGCACTACATCAAATGCTCCATTGACAAATATCTTCTTCATAATTAAAATTACACCATGTCTAGATTTAAACATATAATAGAACAAGACCCACAACAGATTCAACAGCAAAATGTTCCTAGTGATTGGCCTAAAGTATTTCCTAAGTCAATTGTTGGTTTGGATCGTGATGGTGTAATAAATGTAAACAAGGGTTACATCTCTGATCCTAACGACTGGGAGCCTATCCCTGGTTCTCTTGAAGCTATTCGTATGATTAGACTCAAAGGATATAAACTAGTTATACTAACCAATCAGGGGGGTATTATAAAAAAGGAGCAGACACATGACCAAGTAGAAGCTGTTCATCAACGTATGATGGAAGTCTTTGGTAATGCAGGTATCTACTCCATTGATGGTTTGTTCTATTCTGAAACATCTCTGAAATGTGATTGCTTTGCTAAACCTAATTTAGGTATGTTTCACAGAGCAGAGAAAGAAATATTTTTAGATAAGCATAGGTTTAAACAAAATGGTTTTTATGTTGGTGACAAGATGACAGATCTTAAAGCTGCAGAACGTATAGGTGCTAGACCTATTCTTGTTCGTACTGGTCATGGATTAGAAACTGAAGAAGACCTCAAGAAATTCTCAAAAGAGAAACTTAGAAAGAAGACCAAAGTGTTTGATGATCTTCTTCAGTTTGCTCATAGGTTGCCTTAAGCAGCTTCCTCCATATCCTCAACAAGACTATCATTATAAGGATAATGTACTAGCTTACCTACGTCTGGTAAGTATAGATAGTTTATGTCTGAGTTCTTTACAGTCTCCATAGCATCTTGCAAAGTCTCAACTAGAGGCTGACCTGCTAGATTAAAACTTGTGTTAAACAGAATAGGAACACCAGTTATTTTATCAAACTCTTTTATCAGGGAATAATAGCTAGGGTTCTGTTCTTTAGTCACAGTCTGAATACGACATGTACCATCTACGTGCGTGATTGCAGGAACTTCACCATGCTTGTCAGTCTTAAAGTCCATAGCATACATCATGTATGGTGACTCTTCTAGACCACGAGTTTCAAACCACTCTTCAAAGTTTTCTTGTAGCATTGAACCTGCAAAAGGTCTGAACCACTCTCTTCCTTTGACTGTGTTTACAAAGTCTTTACCATTAGGATCTGTGGGATCATACAGTATAGAACGATTACCCAGTGCTCGTGGTCCTGCCTCAGATCGTCCTTGGAATAGAGCTACAATGTTTTTGTCTGCTATTAGCTTTGCTACATCAGCAGTCTTTACATCTTTAGTCTCTATGTCACCAAAGTCATAATCTTCTTTTCGTTCAGGACCAAGATACAAAGTAGTCATAGGACGTATAGTCTTATCCTCTTTGTTCTTATCGTAGTGAATTAGTTTGGCTAACCCTACTGCTGTACCACCATCGTGAGAGATAGGGTCAACAAAGATATTCAGATCAGGAAACCTTTCCTTGTAGTAGTAGTTGGCTACACAGTTAAGGCCATAACCACCTGATATAACAATGTTTTTGTGTCCTGTTTTATCTACAGACTTTTCGATTAAGTCTCCTACAAGAGTTTGTGTCTCATCTTGCACAGCCCAAGCTAAATCTTTTGCTGCATCTGTTACCTTTGTGTGGTCACTATGCCAACCTTTAGGGTCTTCTTTTAGTTCTAGTAAAGGGTGGCGTGAGTGATCTACGTAAGCACCTGCAGGGTAGTTAGGAATAAATACGTTCTTGTTACCTCTACCATTATAAAACAGACTAGGAATAAACTCGTTGCTTTTACCATATGGTGCAAGACCCATTGTCTTACCTGCTTCAATGTAACCAAAACCAAGATAGTCTGAGACAGCCTCATATGCTTTAACTATTGTTATAGCACTATCCATTTCTACATCTTCAGTTATTATACGTTGGGTATCGTAGTTACCTCCATAAGAAGTAAATACAGGTTTTATTCCCTCTTCATAGCCACAGTTAAAGATAGACTCTGTTTCAAA